AACGGCTCGATGATCTCGTCGTCCACCTGCGGCGCTTTGGCGAGGGAGCCCATGACGCTCGTCGTGTCGAGCGGATCGGTGACGCTGAACAGCGTCTCGCCGGCTGGCAATGCGGCCACCTGCCGGCGGGCCCTGTAGGCGTCCACGATGGTCCGACCAGACCAGGAACCCTCGACCGTGACGACGCGAGCGCCCCGGTAGACGGTTCCCGGCCGGTGGGTGCCGTGCCCCTGTGGGCGGTCCTCGGCTTCGTACTTCGTTGGTGCGGCGTCGTACCAGCCGATGAGGCGGCGCAGGTGAAACCCGTCGCCGAAGCCGTCTTCGATCGTGATGTCACCGTGGGTGATGGTGGTCACTCTGCGACTCCCGCGAGGTAGCGGCCGAGCTCGCGCCCTGCCAGGGTTCCGATGGTTGCTGAGTCCTGAGCGGGGGCGGCTTGGACTGTGATGGGTGCGTAGACGCGGCGGCCGCCACCGTTCGTGTCTCGTGGGCTGAAGGTGGCGGGGGCAGCAGGCGCGGCGAGGTAGACGGGTGCACTGACGGCACCGCCGTCCGCGTAGCGCTGTTTGCCGTCGCGGAGCCCCTGGCGGAAGGCGTAGACGGCGGTCTGGCCGCCCATGTCTTCGACGTCCTCGGCGGTCAGCACATGCTCCCCGTTGGAGAGCCAGGCCGGGATCGAGTCGGACGTCGCCGAGCCGGGTCCGTAGACCGCGCCGCCCACTGCGTACGTGCCCATCCGACCGCTGCCCGAGGCCGCTCCGTTCAGGTCGGAGAGCTCGGCGCGGGCGTTGCGGATCTGAGAGAGCATGGACTGCAGCTGCGAGGTGTCCGTGACGGCGCGGATGTTGATCTGCAGGTCGCGGATGGTCTGGGCGAGGTTCAGCTGGATCGCGTCGATGTCGGCCTGGGTCTTGGAAACCCCGGTGGCACCGATGGCGGTGGTGACGTTGGACGGGATGAGTCCCAGCTGGTCGGCGTAGGCGTTGGCTGCCTCTTCGGACACTCCGGCGGCGACCGAGGCGGCGATGTAGGCGTCGCGGCCGCGCTGGATGGCCGCGGAGGCTGCCTCTTGGTCGTTCGTCTGCGTGATGATCGCGGCCGACATCGACAGCGCCGAGCTCGCGATGCCGTCGAGGGCGTCCTGGTTCGCGCGGCCCGCTTCGGTGCCGATGTCGAGGGACTGGCCGTTCTTCTCGAGCGAGGCCGTGGCGTCGTCGATCGCCGCTTCGAAGTCGCGGGTTGTGCTGTTGACGTCGAACTGGGCGGCGCCGAAGTTGGCGATCGCTTCGGCGAGGTCGCTGACTTCGCCCTCGGCGGCGTCCGCCTGCCCTGCGAGCTCTCCGAGAGCGTCGGTCGTCGTGCCGGCGCTGTCGGCCGCGAGGACCTGCTCGTTGTTCACGCCGGCGAGGGCGTCCTGGTACGCCGGCATGAGCTCGAGCAGTTCCTTGCGGGACACCCCCTCGGCCTGAGCCTTGGTGGCGAGCTCGTCGAAGAGGTCGGCGGCGCGCTCGGCGTCGCCGCCGCTGACCAGCTGGCCGAGGGACTGACCGATGGTGTCGAACTGCTCTTTAGTCTCGAGGACGACGTCGGAGAGGCTGCCGCCGGCGAAGACACCGTTGAGGGTCGAGCCGAACCGGTTCATCTGCGAGTTAAAGCTGTCGCCGGTGAGAAGTTCGAGGCCGTCCGCGAAGCTGTCTACGCCCGAGCCGAGGTCGGTGAACAGGTCTTCGTCGCCCGCTCGGAGCAGTGCTGCGGTGGTTTCGTCGACGCCCTTCGCGCTTCGTTCGCTCGAGGCGGTGAGCTTGTCGAGCGCTTGGGCGGCGGCGAGGGCACCGCCGAGGACGGCGAGCCCCTTGCCGAGTCCGACGACCGCCGCGCCGGCCTTCTGTGCTCCGGGCCCCATCTGGTCGATGGTGGTGCGGAACTCGGCCACCTTGGGCACGGCGAGCAGGAACGCGCCTCCGGCGGTGCCGACGGCTGCCACCGCGGTGCCGAGGCCGAGTGTCGTGGCCTGCACGGCGGGGTCGAGATTGTTGAACCCCTGGACGGAGTCGGTCGCGGCCTGAGTCAGGAACCGGAGGGCGTCGTTGGCGCCGGAGCCGGTCTTGATGAGGCCGGTCTCGAGGGTGCCGCCGAGCGCTTCGATGTCGCCCTTGAGGTTGTCGAGCTTGAGGCGTGCAGTCTCGGAGGCGAAGCCGCTGTCGTCGACCGCGGTGGTCCACTGGTCGACGCCTTCGGCGCCGGCCTGGTACAGCGCGGTGGCCGCGGTGATGGTCTCGCGGCCGAAGATGATGCCGAGGGAGGCGGCGCGGGACTTGTCGTCCATGCCCTGGTACGCGCCACCGAGTTGCCCGGCGGCGTTGCTCAGGCCGAGGAACTTGCCGTTGGCGTCGTAGAGGTTGAGGCCGAGGCGCTCGATCTCGTTGCTGGCAGCGTTCGAGGGCGCAGTGAGCGACGAGAGGACGCCGCGCAGCGAGGTGCCGCCCTGCTCGCCGACGATGCCGGCCTGGGCGAAGAGGGCCAGGGTGCCCGTGGTCTCTTCGAGACTGATGCCGAGGGACTGCGCGACGGGGCCGACGAACTTGAGGCCGTTGGCGAGGTCGTCGACGGAGCCCATGGCCTTGCCCGCGCCGGCGGCCAGCACGTCGGCGACGTGTGCTGCGTCGCTGCCGTCGAGCTTGAACTGCTGCAGGGTGGTCGCCGCGATCTCGGCGGCGCGAGCGACGCCGAGGCCTCCGGCGGATGCGAGGTCGAGCGATCCCTTGAGGCCGCCGCCCAGGACGTCGGCCGTGGAGAGGCCTGCCTTGGAGAGCTCTTCGATGGCGTTGGCGGACTCGGTTGCTGAGAAGACGGTCGACTGGCCGGCGTCGATGGCTGCGTCGCGCAGCAGCGTCATGTTCGCTTCGGACTCGTGCGTCGCGGCCTGCACCGAGGACATCGCCGAGTCGAACTCGGCGAACTTGGTGACGGCCAGGCCGACGCCCGTGGCGGCGATCGCGCCGATCGCGGTGAGGCCGACGCCCAGCGTGTTGATGGCGTCGCGCTTCTGGGCCAGCTTCTCCGACTCGGAGCCGAGCTCTCGGGTCTTCTTCGCCGCTGCGTCCATGCCCGAGATGAAGCCGTTCACCTCGGAGACGAGGGAGACCTTGACGGACCGGTTGGTAGCCATGGGCACCGCTCTCTATGAAGTTGTGTGTGCGGCCTAGCCCTCGCCAGATCTCTTGGTGAGGTACCAGATGTGGCCGTTGCGGGACGCCTTGGGGTTTGCCTTGTAGAAGGCGTCCTGGGCGTCGCCGAGCGCCTTGGCCGCGAAGTCGATTCGCGGCCGCTCGTTGGCCTCGTAGGACCAGCCCTCCCACTTGGCGGGGTCGGCCAGTGGGTCGGTCGCTTCGGACATGGGCTGCCCGTGCGGGCCGAGGTCCGCGAGGTAGCGGCGTCGTGCGAGCAAGAGAGACAGCTGCGCGTCGTCGAACTCGGCCTCGCGGGTGGTGGTGCTGCCGATGAGGCGGCCCGCCTCGTCGTAGTGGTGTTCGGTGAACTCGCGAGGCTCCCAGCCGTACAGGCGGCGGGGAGCCTGCCCCAGGGCGAGGGCTAGGTCGAGGACTTCGGCGAGTTCGTGAGAGCTTTTTTTGCGGCCTCGACCGCGAGCTCGGGGTGACGCACGTTGAGGGCCCAGATCGCGTCGGTCAGCGCGGAGAAGTCGCGGCCGCTGAGTGTTCCGGGGGCGAAGAACACCTCCCATTCGTCTTCGCTGACGGGGACCTCTTCGCCGTCGACGACGCGCACGGCGCTCTGCGGCGCGGCCGACTTCGTGAGGGTGCGGAAGTTGTAGCCGTACTTCATGTCGATGCCGACGCCGGGGCGCATGGGGTGGCGGTCGGTCTCGGCCGTCCAGTCGAAGCCGTCCATGCGGCGAACGCGGAGGGTGTGGAGCGCGCCGTTGATGAGCAGGGGGATGTCGGCGTAGTTCCGGGGAGCGCTCTGCGCGGCTCGGAGGTCGTCGAGGAAGGTCATGGGGTTCACCGTTCTGTCACCGTGAGAGGGGACCTGCCGGGGGTGACGGTGGGCACCCCCGGCAGGGGACTGGGTCAGGCGACGAGAGCGACCTTGCGCTGGGTCGGCTGGGTCAGGAACATGCCCTGGGAGAGGGTGTCGAGACCGTTCTCGGTGGGGGTGTCCTCGAGTTGGATGCCGCAGATGACCGTGTAGACGGTCACGATGTCGGCGGAGGCCCAGTCGGCGTTCGCGTCCTTGCCCTTGCGGACGACGAACCAGCCCTCGACGTTGGGCTTGAGGACGACGGCCGGGTCGCCGGTGCCGGCGCTGTCGACGTACTTGGTCGTCAGCGAGTCGGTGACCTTGCCCGGGCGGCTGAGCGTCGTCGGCAGCGTGTAGCGCTTGTCTTCGACCGTGGCCTGGGTGCCCGACGGGTTGAAGCCGTCCTGGGTGAAGCCGTAGGTCATCTCGAAGGTCGTCGCCGCCTTGAGGATGGCGGCGGAGAGCGGGTTGGGCGGGGTGCCGGTGCCCTTCGGCACGAAGGCGATCTTGTGGCGGCCGTCGGACGCGGAGGATGCGGCGATCGGCTCGTTACCAGTGGCCATGTGAGCTCCTTGGTCAGCCCGGGGTGCGGGCATGCGAAAGCCCCGCCGGCGGCGGGGCTTGGTGGGGTCGGGTCAGGCGGGGTCGCTGGTGAGGTCGAACTGGTCAGCGATGAGCCAGAGAGCCGGGTTGGTGTCGGTGTCCCGTTCGAGGGGGCGACCGACGGGATGCGTCAGCGGACGACAGGTATGGCCGTCGACGATGAGGATGTGGTCGGTGAGTTGGCCGGCGAGCATGCGCGCGGTCGAGCGTGCCTGTGCTGGGTTGCCACCGACGGAGTGGGTTGTGATCGTGTACTCGAGTTGGGTGCGGGGCCCGGTGTAGCGGCCCTGCACCTCGCTCGGCGAGCCGACGTAGACGGCGATGTACCAGTCCGGTCGACTGTCGTCGTCCGGGGGCCCGTCGTGGACGTGGCCGGCGAGGTCGGGGTGGGCACGGATGCGCTCGAGGATGGCCGTGACGTGGGGGTCGTCGCCCGGTTCGATCACTAGTACCTCCCGCGGATTCCGGCCATGAGGGAGCCGACGAACGAGTTGTCGGCGGCGACCACGGCCAGCGCCCGACCGAGGGCTGCGTCGAGTGCCTTCTCGAAGGCGGCCTCTTCGGCCTTGAGCGCGGCCGCGCCCTGCTGGCCGGGTGCGTTCTTGATCGAGCCGTACTCGATGAGGTTGCCGAGCGCACCCTGCCGGCGGCCCTTGTCGGGACCGATCTCGGTGGTGAGCACGGTGGCACCGAAGCCCTGGAACGAGAGCCAGTCGTAGGAGATCGACCGGTGGAAGTGCTTGGCCCGGGAGAACCCGGACACCGACTCGGCCCATCGTTCCTTGATCGCAAGCGAGCTCTCGTCCTGGGCGTCCTTGACGTAGTGGCCGGCGTTCTGCGCGACGTCGCCCAGCTGGTGGGCGAGCTCGTAGACCTCGGTGAAGTCGAGGTCGAAGCCGTCGGGCACTAGCTGGTCACCTCGACCTTGAATCGGCGCGAGACCGTCCGTGATCCCGACGAGGGGGCTTGCACGCGTGCACGCACGCCCACGAGTCCCGGGTCGGTCGCCGAGGCGGTGATCTTCACGACCATGCCCTTCTTCACCGCGGTGCTCGTCGCGATGGGCAGCTTGAGCACTGTGCGCTGCTCGGCGAGGCTCTGCCCGGCAGCGTCGATCTCGCTGACGTCGTTGGCGGCCGCCTTGAACTCGCACGGCCCGACGTACACCGCCGTGAAGCGGCGCTCGCGTTCGTTCGTGCCCGGCACGAGATCGGGGCCGAGCTTCTCGGTCCCGATCTCGCACTGGTCCGTCATGAGCTCTTCGGCCATGCGTCGGCCGCGCTCGAGCATGCGTGATCCGCGCACGATGATGCCTCCTAGTACCAGGGGAACTCGACGTTTGGCGTCCCGGTAGGGACGCGCTGCGCCGGGTCCGGGCCGACGTCGCCACGGGTCGTGGCGATCGTCATGAGACCGCGCAGCCCCGAGCCCTTGAACCGGGACAGGCTGCGCTTCTCGCTGGCAGTCAGGTAGGCGCCGGCCTCGTCGACCTTCCAGCCCTCCTGGTACTCGTCGACGCCGCCGCGGGTCTGCGCCTCGCGATTGCCGAAGATCCGCCCCGCGCAGTAGAGCGTGACGGTGACGGCCTCTTCGGGCACCTCGGTGATGAGCGCACCGGTGTCGTCCAGCCACGTCCGCCCTGCTTCCTTGCGGACCAGGGCGGACGCGGCACGCAGACACAGCAGCGCACGCTTAGCGTCGACCGAGTCGGCCGTGATGGCCTCGCCCAGCCAGTCGCCGAGCTCAGTCACCCCGACGAGGGTGTCCGGTGCGCTCGCCACGGTCAGACGCCGGCGGCGGCGACCGAGGTGGACACGGCGCGCTTGGCGTCGAGCGTCTTGGCCCCGAAGAACGTGTCGACGACGCTCTGGTCCTCGAGTTGCGTGGGGTTGTAGTGCTCGATCCACCGCAGGGCGAAGCCGTCCTGCGCGACGGTGGCGGACTTCGCCGCGCCGTCGGGCTGCTTCGACGGGCGCGTGACGTGCGCGAACGCGTCGCGGTGGTAGGCGATGCCGAAGTCCTCGGCGAGGCCGGTGTCGGCGACGATCTCGAAGCCGAACAGGCGACCGATGGTCGCGTTCCGCAGCGTCTCGGTCGTGCCGGACTCGTTGGCCTTCTGCAGCAGGACGTCGCTGAGGGCGGCGGCCTCGCCGGCGGCGCCGACCGCGAAGAACCGACCCTCGGCCGGGACCTTACGGTCGTTCAGCACGCGACGCGCCTGGATGAGCACCTGACGGAAGTTGCTGCCGTCCTGCTTGATCTGCGGGATGCTCGCGACGGTGCCGATGGCGCTCATGTTGGCGACGAGCGGTGCGGCGAGCTCGTCGACGACGCTCTCGGCCTGCGGGACGAACACCTGCTTGGTGGCGTCCTTGATCGTGAAGGTGTTGAAGTCGTCGGGCAGACGCACGGCGCTGTAGCACTGGTCCTCGAGGGTGAGGGGGATCCAGTTCTGCGAGAGCTCGTTGAACTGGATGGGGTCGCGGGCCGTGCGGTTGGCCTTGGTGTAGACCTTCGCCTTGCCCGCCGAGATGGGGCCGAGGATGTTGACGGTCTGCCCGCGACCGGCGACGAACTCGTTCGAGAAGTCCTGTCGGACGGTGCGCGGCAGGTTGGTGAGCCACCGCAGCGACGCGATGGTCGCCTGCGCTGCCTGCGTAGCGGTGAACAGCTGGTTGACCACGTGGGCCTCCTTGTTGGATGGGGGTGTGAGGGTGCACCGCTACGGCGGGTGCCTACCTGCGGAAGATCTCTTCCGCGAACTTGTCGGCGTCGAACGGCTCTTCGTCGTTCGTGGGGTCGCCGCCGCCTCGCAGCTGCTTCTTGGGCTGCTGGGTGGGGGGCTTGCCCTTGCCGGTGGAGAAGAGGGACAGCAGCTTCTCTGCGTCCTCGACGATCTCTTCTTCGGTGCTGCCCTTGAGGCGGTCGATGAGGTCGCTGGGGAGGCCGTGCTTGAGGCCGACGCGCAGACGGAGGTTCTCGGCTTCCAGAGCCGTGACCTTCTCGCCCTTGTCGGCGTTCTCGCGGCCCTTGCTCTCTTCGTCCTTGAGCCGCTTGCGGAGCGCGGCGGCTTCGCTGTTGGCCTTGCGGATCTTGTCGAGGGCCTTCTCGCGGTCGAACGGTTCGTCGTCCGCGTTGGGGTCGTCGCCCGCCTTGGGGTCCTTCGGGTCGTCGCCGGCCTTCGGGTCCTTCGGGTCGTCGCCCGCCTTGGGGTCGTCGCCGCCCTTGGGGTCCGCGTCCTGCGGGTTGCCGCCGGCGGGGTCGTCGGCGAACCGGTGTCCGCGGAGCGCGGCGAGGCTCGGTCCGATGAGGGCGAGTCCGTCGGCGCCTGCGATGGCGAGCGGCTGGATGGCGGGTTTCGTGTGCATGGTGCCCTCCGGGGGCTGCTTGGCTGCCACCAGGGCAGCGGTGATCCTCGGTCCGTATGGAGCGGGGAAGTCAGGGGGTGACGGCTCGGCGGGCGGCAGAGTCGCGAAGGTCGCCGTCGCGACGCATGCGCCACAGGACGGTCTCTTGGGTGCGGACACCGTTGACGGCCGTGGCCTTCTGCGCGGCGTCCTCGTAGAGGTCGATGTAGTGCTGCTCGGCCTCGTTGGGCGTCCACTCGCCGTAGACGATCTCGGCCGTGCACCCGCAGTGGCCGTGGAATCGCAGCCCGGACTTGTTGTCGTGCAGCACGCCATCGTCAGTGCCCGAAGACGCGCCCGACCTGTAGACGGGCCCTCGGGAGCAGAGCATCGCGCAGAACGAACACGGGTCGCCGTCGGAGACCCGCCGCCAGCCGACCGCGCGCGTGTCGGCGCCAGCCGTCCCGTCGATTAGCTTGCGGCCGCCCATCATGGACGACCGCCCGAGGATGCCGGCGTACTTCGTCAGGGCCGCGGCGTGGGCGCTGCGACCGTCCATGCCACCCTTGACGAGCAGCTTGACGCGGACGGGGCCTGCGAGCAGCAGTTCGCGGCGGGCGGCCGCAGCGTCAAACGACGGGTACTCGACGGGGCCAGAGCCGTCGCCGAGCTCAGCGACGCGGTACCGCTGGACGTAGCGCGCCGCCGCCGAGGACGAGTCTCGGTGGTAGCGGGCGGCGGCGCTGACGTTCGCCTCGAGCCAGGCTGTTGCGGACGCGTCCAACCGGTCTGGGTCGAGGTTCGCCCACAGGGACCGGCCCACGATGTTGGCGTTGGCGCCGATGCCGACTTGCTCTCGGCGGTGCGCGTCGGTGAGTGCTCGGCCCTCAGCCGTCAGTGCCATTGGACTGGGTCTGCAGCGCGGCCGCCATCTGCGCCTCGGCCGACGGGTGCTCGCGGGCGTAGACCTCCCACTCGGCCGCCTCGTCGGGGGTGACCCCGGGGAGGCGCGACCAGAGCTTCTGCACGGGGATGCCGAGCATGGTCGCCATCTTGCCGAGGGCGTCGGCGGCCTGGGTCAGCGATCGGCTGCCGAGGTCGCGCCACTCCATGCGGAGCGAGAAGTCGTTGGCGTCCTCTTCGCGGCCCTCCTGGTGGGCTGCGAGCCGAAGGGTCTGCACGTGGCTGTCGCCGAACCCGAGCTTGCGCTCCCCGGCCTTGAGGTCGAGCATGGCGCGCGCTTCGCTGATGGCGTCGGCGGACAGGTTGACCATCTTGCCGGTGAGGGCGTGCGCCGGGGTCTGCGCGATCGCGGCGAAGCTCTCGACGTCGCGGTCCTCCGCCTTGATGATGCCGTCGAGAACGGTCTCGTCGAGGGTGCCGAAGTTCACGTCCCCCTCGCCGACGAGGATGCTGTCGTGCTCGAGCACCGCCTTGATGCGCTTGCGCTCGTCGTCGTCCTCGGGCATGTCGAGCCCGGTCGCGTAGCGCACCTTCCACGAGTTGAAGTGCTGCTGCAGCAGGCGGTCGTACGTCGTCTTGTGAACGCGCTTGGCCTCCTTGATGAGCGGTTCCACCTCGCCCGGGGTGCGTCCTTCGAGGTCGATCTGGTTCGAGTACCTGATCGCGGGTGCGACGCCGGTGTCGTGCGCCTCTTCGGTGACGTAGACCAGCTGGCCGCGGTCGCTGCGCTGCAGGGTGAACTCGGTGTCCTCGTCGACGACGAGGAACCCGTTGGGCCCCGACTTGAGCACGTAGTACATCGGGTATTCGTCGACGACCGGGTCCTGGTAGACGGCGAACATGTCCCGGGGGG